CGGTGGTGCCGTAGGCGGTGGTTCCGTAGGCGGTGGTTCCGTAGGCGGTGGTTCCGTAGGCGGTGGTTCCGTAGGCGGTGGTTCCGTAGGCGGTGGTGTTCCTCCCTCACACCCCTCAGAGCATTCGCATCCTTTTTCGAACGCTTCTGTTTTTGGGCTTCCTACTAGTATGCATCCTGAAAATGATCCTGTGTAGCATGGGCATGGAGGGCAACAGTAGCATTCGCAACCGCACCATCCCCCGCTCCCTTCACAAGTCCATGGAGGCTCACACGGATCGCCTAGTTTTTTTAAAACCTGGCCGTCTTTATGTAATGGTGTTGGTATTGGGGTTGATAATGGCTCTTCGTTTTCTTCCATTACTCATTCTTCGTTTCCGAAAAATCCCCGAGGATACTCTATTTTTACTTTTCCTTTTTCTGATGGGTTTCCATCTTCATCTTCTACCCACCATCTGACCTGCTCGACTGGAATTCCTAAGTCGTCCATATGGCACTTGTCTTGTGGGAAGACAGGCATGTGGTACTCTTTTCCCTCCATAAGGATTGCAACTTTGCATTCTTTTTTTAGATTGTTAAAAAGCAAGCAGTTACCGCAAACCTTTTTTACGGGTTTTTTGTATTCCATTTCATGTCTCCAACTGTTATAATAGTATGAACACGACCACATTGGAGGCTGATATGATCATAGGGGCAGCGGCACAACTCAATTCTGGTAAGGATGTTCTTTGTGACTATTTGTTCAATAAACTTAATTCAAATGGCTTATGGAAAAGGTCGGCTTTTGCAAACGCCGTAAAGAATGTTTATGAAAGGAGTTTTGGAGTTGACCGTGATTTTATAGAGGTTTGGAAGAGAGACCCTAACCCACCCCCAGGAATGCTAATGAATGTTAGAAAAGGGCTTCAATTTATTGGCGACGGTTTTAGGCAAATAAAGTCTGATATTTGGATTGATATTGTTTTTAGAGAGAATGAAAATAAAAATATCATAATATCAGATTGTAGGTACATAAATGAAGCAAAAGCAATCAAAAACAAAAACGGTATAACAGTCTTGATGCACAGAGTAGGGTTTTTAAACGACGACCCGAACCCGTCAGAGTCACAAATAAGGCCTATAGTCGAATTTTGTTTAAGTAATATTAAAGACGGAAAAATACCCAACTTAGGATCGATTGCTCATTTAGACCCTCCAGAAGGTATAGAATATTACGATTTCTTTTTGAACAACGACGGCACTCTTCAGGATCTTTACAACAAAATAGACGATCTTCTTTTGCCTTTTGTCCAAGGAAGGGTGCAATGAACATATTTGACTTTTTTAGGCGAAAGAAAATAGAAAAAAAATTTGAAAATAAGAATAGAAGAACCAGACTAAGGCTTCTACGACCTACAGTCTATAATTATAGATCTTTTGTTAGATCTTAATTCCCTTTTTTAGCTTTTGTAAGCCTACTTCTGTTAGAACCATAAAATGATATCCTCTAGACTCGCAAAAGAATTGACACGAAGCCCATTTAGCACTATTTTTTGGTAGTGTTGTTTGGTTTGAAGGTTTTACCTCCCATATCTCTACTCTTCCGTCGCTAAAAAAGATTTGAAGGTCTGGGTTGTATTCATGCACATTCCCATTAAAAGAGTAGTTTAACTTAAACGGCTCTACTTCATAGCTTACTACATCTTGCATGGCTTCTAAGCATTCATAAACTTCGCACTCCATACCTGACCTGTAGTGCACTTCTTTTCCATTCTTCACAGAGTACATATATCCTTCTCTAAACTTTGTCTTCTTTTCAGATATTTTCCCTGTCTTCTTGTCTTGGTCCCTCCATATTGTTGCTCTCATTTGACCCTGTTTTGGTAACTGCTCGTTTCTGTGCTTACTTTTAAAATGTTGTCTTAGGTCTCTAACACAGGCTCCACATCTTTGTAGTGGGCATTTTACATATTCTCTTCCTTCATCATGTTTTTCAATAATATGATTATTGAAGCTATTAAACTCTTCAAAAGCTACTCCACATACAAAACATGTGAATTGTCTTTTGTCGTTTTTAGGAAAGAACATTGTCTATTTCCTCTTTTTCAACGACTTCTATGTCTTTTACATCTTTAGTTGTAAAAGCTTCGTCTTTACCTGTTTTTAAGTTACGAGCTAAGAACCGTATATTTTCTTTGTCTACATCAAGATCTTTAGTGTCTTTGGTTTTTATTTTGGCAAACATTATTCGGTCTTCTTCTTTTACTGCATAATGTTGATCTTCTTTCTTGAAAAACAGTGTAAAACCTTCTTGTTCAAGGCTTTTTGATGCTTGTTCTTTTAGGTACTCTTGCCAACTTTTCATTTTAACTCGCATTTTTATGTGTTTTATTTATATATAGTGTTATGTCCAAGTTATGCAGTTTTAAAGCTTTTTTGAAGGAAGAAGAGCAACCCGAACCAGAAGCACCTGGCGATAGCACCAGTAAGCAAGACTATTTTGCTGCCTTAGGTGATGAAGAAGGTATAGAATGGGGTGATCTTGCAAAAATGCTTGAATCCGAGCCATGGGTTTCTTCCCATTTTAGTCTTGGTTCTCCAAACAAAGAGGTTTTATACAAATTGTCGCCATGGGAGATTGTCAAAGGCTCTTTAAGTCCAAATGGAGCAGACATTAGACTAAAGCAACAAAGAGGCTCACGAACTTATCTACAGAACAACATGTTAAATAAATCTTCTTATCAAGATAAAAGAAGATACCATTTAAACAGAGAAGAACTAGCTAGGTTTCTTACGACTGGCTGGTCGCCAGCGGCACAAGCGGCTTCTGGGGCTCCCCCAGCTTGAATTCGATTACATCTTAAGCTATAATTACGGCATTCTTCTTCATGAGGTGAACAATGTCGTACGACGTAATGAACAATCTAAGCAGCAAAACTATAGATTGCTTAGATCATGGTCATGTTACCCTTGTTGACGTTATGCCAAGGCTCGTTCCGGACGACCAAAAAACAGCTGATTATTGTATTGTACAGTCTGCTCGCGTTTCTTATGGAGATGGTACTAAGACTTTGAATGAGGATAGAGGCTTAATTAGGTACCTAATGCGTCATCTGCATACCACTCCGTTCGAAATGTGTGAGTTTAAGTTTCATTGCAAGATGCCTATATTTATTGCAAGGCAGTGGATCAGACATCGTACTGCAAACGTTAACGAATACAGCGGTAGGTACTCTATACTTAAGGACGAGTTTTTTGTGCCCGGGGCGGCTAGGAAGCAATCTTCCTCTAACAAGCAGGGAGGAGACAAGAGCCTTGATAATGTTACGAGCCAGGAGTTTTCTGAGTACCTTTCATCTTCTTGTGACTCTGCTTACTCGAAGTACGAAGAGTTCTTGAATAAAGGCGTAAGCAGAGAGCTTGCTCGAATATCGCTTCCTGTAAACCTTTATACCGAGTGGTATTGGAAGATTGACTTGCACAACCTACTACATTTCTTGGCTTTACGTTGCGATTCTCATGCCCAATACGAAATAAGAGTTTTTGCTGACGCTATGCTTGAGCTGGTTAAGCCTATAGTTCCATTATCTATTGAGGCGTGGGAGGACTACAGTCCCAATAGGGGTGGTGTGAAACTAACTAGATTAGAAGTTGAGGCAATAAGAAAGACTCTCTCTAGTGTAGAAGGCTTAGACTTGGCCCAAATTAAAAGTGAGAACAAAAGGGAGCAGCAAGAATGGTTATTGAAAGCTTCTAAATTAGGTTTGTACGATCAGCTGGATGTTTAAAATGGGAAAGTTTAATATTGGTGTCTTTGGAGACGCCATGATTGACGAATATTATTCGGTAACAGTAAAAGGGGTTTCCCCCGAATTTCCTATCCCTTCAATGCACTCTTTTGATGACGTTCCAAAAGTTTGTCCGGGCGGAGCGGCAAATGTAATCAAGCAGTTTTCTTATTTTCCTAACGTTAACTCTTGGCTAATTTCCTTCTTAGACAGCAATGCTAGCAAGTGTTTTTCTGACCATTCTATTAACTTAGACTTTTGCGACCTGATAGAATGTTCTATCCCCGTAAAACGCAGATTTTATAGTGAGGGTTTTCCAACCTACAGGTGGGATGTTGAAAAAGAAAACTATGGTTTAGGATCTGAGGCACAATTAAACTGCATAAATCTCTACAAAAAGTTTTATTCCAATGTCTCTAAGTTTGATGCTGTAATATTTTCTGACTACTGTAAGGGCGTCTTTTCTTCAAGTGGCTTAAATTATGTTCCGAAGGATGTGCTCACTGTTGTAGACTCTAAGTCAAAGGACTTAGACAAGTGGTTTGGCTGTACTGTTTTTAAGCCCAACTTCAAAGAAGCTGCAGAAATTTCTGGAAAAAATAATCCTGTTGATGCTGCACTCTGGATAAAGAGCAGAATCAAGTGCAAGCACGTTGTTGTCACTAATGCCGACAAAGGTGTAACAGTAGTCTCTAAAGACATCGTGGAAGTAATTGAGCCATCTAAAGTTATAGATTGTATCTCTGTAATAGGTGCTGGGGACTGCTTTACAGCTATATTGACTCTGTCTCTTTTAGAAGGAATGAATATAAAAGACGCTGCAACTAGAGCGTGGAAGGCTGGTTCTTTATACGTTCAAAAAAGGTACAACTCCCCGATTACCCCATTAGACCTTTTAGATGGTAAGTATGTTTCTGATCCCACGATGCTGCGTAACAGAAATTTTAAATTAGTTTTTACAAACGGTTGCTTCGATTTACTTCATAACGGTCATGTACAGAATTTAAGGTTTGCTAAGTCTAAGGGAGACAAACTTGTTGTTGCGTTAAACGATGATGCAAGCATCGCTAAGTTGAAGCCAAGTAGGCCTATTCAATGCTTATCAGACAGACTTCAGATTCTTTCCTCCTTAGAATTTGTAGACTTTTTGGTTTCTTTTTCTGAGGATACCCCATTGAACTTGATAAAAGATATTGTTCCTGATACTTTAGTTAAGGGAGATGAATACCCCTTTAGTTTGATAGCTGGTTCTGATATAGTTAAAGAGGTCTTAACATTTCCTATGGTTGATGGTTGCTCGACCACTGAACTAATAAGGAAAATGATAGAATCTGAGAGTACAAAGGTTTTTTCCTCCAACTGAAAGGTTTTTATGATCAAGGTTGTTAAGTTGATTACCGGCGAAGACGTTGTAGCAGATATAGAGATTGTGGATCAAAGCTCAGGCAAAGTTGTTGTGCTAAAAAAACCCCAAAGGTTTATGGTTACCTCGGAAGGGGTTGGATCTATACCTTTGGTGCCGTTTTCCAATGATGAATCTTATGCAATTAGCCTTAGTCATGTTTTACTAATAGCGGACCCAGACCCAGATATCAAAAATGGCTATAATAGTCAATTTGGTACTGGTATTGTGCTTCCTAATAAGAACGTTCAAATATAAGTTATTAGCTTTCATAGCCGTTGGAATTTAATCCACGGCTATGAAAGCTATATAATTTATGAAAAAAACTTTGGTAGGTTTGTGTAATAATGTAGCTTATCATGAAGAGAAAATAAGCCTATGGACCAGGAGCTTTAGGAAGCACTCCGATGGTGACGTTTTTCTTGTCATGGCAAACGCCTCGGATGATGATAAGTTCGCCTGCGATAGAATCGGCATAAATTTTGAGTCTTGTTCTATAGAAGACACATACTACATAAACCACAAAAGGCTTGAGCACATAAGTAGTTGGCTCAAGCGGTCAGACTCAGACGTTATTCTTTCTACGGACGTCTTTGATGTTTTTTTCCAAGGCGATCCATTTCAAAAACTTGATTTGGACAAATACGATTTGTTTGTTTCTGGCGAGGGAGTTAAAGTAAGTCATTGTCCTTGGAACCATACGAACATAAATGAGCTTTTTCCAAACCACATTTCTAGCTGTGCCTCTAATGAAATAATAAACTCTGGTGTCATTTGTGGCAAAAGGCTTGGGATGATCAATCTATACGAAAAAATGATTGATCTTTGTGAAAACGTAAGTACTAATAATCACAACATAAAAGATCAAGCCGCTCTTATCGTTTTAGTAAGTAATAATCAAATTCCTAAATTAAAGATTTTCAACTTAGAGGACGCATGGGCAGTACATTGTGCGGTAGCTGGACCCACGCAGTTCTTTACTTCATGGGGATTCAAGGATAAGATACTAGAAAGATATGGAATACCATTTGTTTCTGACAACACTGTTCTTTCTAGTTCTGGAAATAGGTATGATATAGTCCATCAATTTAATAGAATCCCAGAATGGCATAAGTTTATAGTAGAAAGTTTGTTATGAGTAGTTATGTTGTTGCCTTAAGCACATATTTTAAAACTTTAGATGGTGATTCAAATAAACAAATAAGGGATTATTCTTCTCATCTTGGAGACAATTTTTATGTGCTTTTTGACAATCAAACCAATTTAGAAACGACCATAATCGCAGAAAAATACAGTTCTAAGATTTGCTCTTACAGCCTCGAAGATTTTGAGAGGTACTCTTTTAACAAGCCAATTGATTTTAGGCATAGATGGGGCAACCATCAAAATCCAAAGTATTTTTATGCTCATTTTAGAATGCTAGTTTTTTATATCAATAATCCCAACCACCAATACTATTGGTTCTTAGACGATGATGTTTCTTTTGAAGGAGATCTGAAGGGTTTTTTTGACTTTTACGAATCTTTGGACGATGACTTTGTAGCAATCCAGGCCTTTAAAAAAGAAGACTACCCGGAATTTCCAAGGATAAGCGTTATAAATTCTAGAATGGAGGGATCACGCGGTAACTGGCTTGGTCTTTGCCCTGGCCCTGGTGACAATTTTAAATCTCTTGAATTCCATATCGGTTCTTTTTTTCCAATCGTTAGATTCTCTAATGAGTCTATGAGGTACTTGCTTAAGATTCATGAAGAAGGCTACTACGGTTATTCTGAGGGTTTTGTTCCAACCAACCTCGCCTCAGCCGGATTTAATGTTTCTAGCATACTAAATGAGTTTAACAAGCCTTTTATTCAAGACAATACTAACTGTACATTGTATCACAAAGGAATAAAATTCACATGGGAATGGTTGTAAACAATCCTGTTGTAGTGATGGCCCTCTATGACATTGGAAGAAATGACTGGAGCTCTTTTAACCTCTCATACCAGACTTATCTTTTTTGGATGAGAAACACTCTCTCTTTAAACTGCAAAATTGTAGTTTACACCGAGCACAAGTTTCTAGACCAAATAACAAAATGTAGGAAAGAATTCGACCCAGATCTAAGCAACACGATTTTAATTGAAGAGCCCCTTGAGCAGCTCAGCTATTACAAGTTTTATTATGAAAAGTTTTCTAACCTCATGTTCTCGGAAGAATTTAAAAAGAAAGTTCACGTATCCGTCCCTGAGATGGACCGTCCTCTTTATAATATAATCATGTTTAACAAATTGGAGTTTTTGAAGGATGCGAAGGAAAAGAGATACTTTGATAACGACATGCTGATCTGGGCGGACGCCGGCGGCTTGAGAGACAACATACTAACGTACCAGAAAGAAACTTGGCCTTCTTTAAATAAATTGAATCAGCTTGATAACTCAAAAATAACTTTCTTTAGTCATTCTAATAATATTGTAGTGAGTAGAAAAGAAGATCACGCGTTGTCTCAAGTTAGATACATTCAAGGCACTGCTTTTTTGGTTCCGTCTAATTTAATAGATTGGTTATCAAAAGAATTTATGACTACCGTTGATGAAGCAATAAATGATGGCTACATTGGAAGTGATGAAAAGATTTTTGATATAACTTACTGTAAAGATCCTTCTAGATACAATTTAATTAAGTGTAGTTGGAGGACGTATTTTAATATACTAAAAGATAGTTCTCCTGATCTTTACGACAAAAAAGGATCTCAAGGAAATAAAGTGTTTGTAGACTGCGGATCTCATTCTTGTTTTTCTTTACATGAAAAAATAGAAGAGCTGGGTATAGACTCTAGTTGGGAGGTTTATGCTTTTGAACCAAACCCTTCTGTAGACACAGAGTCACACGCTAAGCTTTTTCACACCTGCAAAATTAATGTTATAAAGAAAGCTGTTTGGACGAGAGAAGGCAGAGTTGTTTTAAATCAATACGGTGTTGACGGCAAGAGTCAAGGTTCTTTGCTAGACGAGACTGAATGTGGGCTCCACTACAGCGATTACTTTAACAGCGTTATTGTGAAATCGGTAGATATTCTTTCATTTTTAAGGTCTTTTGATCCAAACAAAGAAATTTATTTGTATATGGATATAGAATATTCCGAGTACAACGTACTTTATCACATGGTCAAATCTGGTTGGTTAAGCAACATAAAAGAAGTTTGGGTAGAATGGCATGACTCTAGGAATTCCGATAATGTTGAAATAATAAAGTTTGTAGAGGATGCCTTAAAAAATTCGGGCACTAAAATTCATAGCGTAAAAATATAGCAATATTACTTAATTAGGCTATAGTCATATAGGTCAAATAACATGCAATCTTTAACTTCCTTCCTTAAAAAGGGCTTATCTAGAGAGACCATATTTGTTCAAATAGCAGCATACAGAGACCCTCAACTTATTCCAACTCTTAAGGATATGCTGGCACAGGCCAAAAACCCTAATGCTCTTTCTATTGGAATAGCTTGGCAGCATAACATAGAGGATGAGTGGGACAATCTTACAGAATTTGAAGACGATCCAAGGTTTAAAATTGTTGATATAGATCACAACGAGTCTAAGGGCGTTTGTTGGGCGAGAAACCTTGTTCAACAACAATACGACTCCGAGTCATATACGCTTCAAATAGATTCTCATATGAGGTTTATTAAAGACTGGGATGAAGTGCTCATTAACATGATCAAAGACTTGCAAGCAAAAGGGCACAAAAAACCTTTGCTAACAGGATATGTATCCTCTTTTGATCCAGAGAATGATCCACAAGGTAGGGTTCAAGTTCCTTGGAGAATGGTTTTTGATAGGTTTACCCCGGAAGGCGTTGTTTTCTTCCTGCCGGAAACTATACCCAACCACGAGTCCTTAACGGGTCCAATAACAGCAAGGTTCTACTCTGCCCATTTTTGTTTTACTCTGGGCTCCTTTTGTAAGGAAGTGCAGCACAATCCAGATTACTACTTCCATGGAGAAGAGATATCCATTGCAGCAAGGGCATACACCTATGGTTATGACCTTTTTCATCCACACAAAGTTGTTTGTTGGCACGAGTACACCAGAAAAGGAAGAACCAAGCATTGGGATGATGATAAATCTTGGTGGAAGAAGAACCAATCATGTCACTTAATAAATAGAAAACTTTTTGGTATGGATGGAGAAACACAAGAAGGTCATGATGGTCCTTACGGTTTTGGCAAAGAAAGAACCTTAAGAGACTACGAAAAGTATGCTGGCATTTTATTCTCAAAGAGGGGTGTTCAAAAATATACCTTAGACAAAAACTATCCCCCCAATCCGTCCGCAAGCTCAGAAGAAGAATGGTTGAGCAGCTTTTCGTTTGTCTTTAAGCACTGTATAGACATTCAATACGACCAGGTTCCTGAAACTGACTACGACTTTTGGGTCGTTGCTTTTAAAGATGAAAATGGAGCTGAGATATTTAGAAAAGACGCGGATCTTAACGAGATAGAAAGGCTAAAAAAGGACCCAGACAACTACTGCAAGATCTGGCGTCAGTTCGATACAGTTATAAGACCTAGATCTTGGACCGTTTGGCCGCACAGTAAATCTAAAGGCTGGTGTAATCAAATTAATGGCTCTATTTAATGAATAAAAAGCTTATAAATAAAAAAATAAAAAAGCTTGTAGACAAAAAATGCAAATTCTGTGAGTGTTCTACTTATGAGCTTTTAGATGTTCATCGCATAATAGAAGGTAACAAGGGCGGTAAGTACACGGATCACAATACGGTAACTGTTTGTTCCTTGTGCCACAGGAAGATACACGCTGGTATAATAAAAGTCGACAGAAAATTTTTTTCAACCGCTGGATGGGTTCTACATTACTTTGATGAGGACGGTGTCGAAAGGTACGATTGATTTATGAACAGTACGTCTTCTTGTATTAAATGTTTATCTATAGGATGCATTATATTGCCTATTATGTAAGGCTCGCATTTCTTGTTGCCTTCTACTAAAAAGTAATATGCATTTGGAAAATGTTCTTTGCAAATTTCATAAAATTGACCGGTATTGGCACCAACATCTAATATACTTTTGGGCTCAAAAGAAGTTTTTAACAAGGTTCAAATTCATATATTGTTTCTACTGTTATAGGGCTCTATCAATGGTGCCGATAAAGCTAGGCCCGTCATTTGCGGTTTGTTCAGCTCTGAAAAGTCCACTATTTTTCTAACTTCTTTTTTACTATCAATCAGAACTTCAGAATTTGTTGCCGACAGCAGTACTTTACCGTTTCCTATATCCTCAACTTTTATTTTGTAGGAGCCAATTTCTACTGTAGCTTCTTTTTTTCTCCACTCTTTAAAGTCTTTCATGCTTCTTGCGGTATCCCCTCTGACCTGTAGTACTCCTGTATTGCCCTAATTAGTAAAGAAACCGTCTCTTTGATCCCCTTAGATCGCAATTTAATCTTTTCTTTTGTTCCTCCCCATAGCGATAGATATACAGGCGAATCCTTGCTCTCGAATCCAAAGAATTTTAGCACCGTAAAAGCAACCGTCTCCGCGTCGTGCTCAGCTTCTGATCTTGTTATATCTGTCTTTTTTGCTACGAAGTGCATCATTTTATGCGCTATCTCGTGTATTAATGTTGAAGCTTTATTGATTCCATCGAATTTGCTATTTATAGTTATTCCATGTTTGGTTGCATATCCTCCAAGCCCGTAGTTTAAATCTTTGAATTCTACTGGTATGTTATTTTGTTCCGCATACCTCAATACACCAGCAATTATTCCACCTAACTCCTCAACTGGTTCGTTGCTGTCTTGCCTCCATGAATGTGGTTTATAAACAAACTTAGATCCTGACTTCTCGATTGTATCAGATATATCGTAGACGTATTCGACTGAGTAGCTTTTTGGCATTCCAAATTGTACTCTTTTTTTAACTTCCTTTTCTTCTCCCGTTGCTTTGTCTACTTCTTTTGATTTTATTATTCTTTGTCTTACACCCACTGGCCTGAAAATTATCATAGCATTCTTTTCTCCCTCTGGAGTTACTTGTCGCCCAAGCTCCAGCCATTTTGTCTTGCTTTGAACGTCGGTGGCCTCAGGGTTTTGTGCATATATTAACCATTGATTCCTTGCAGAATATTGATAAAGCCTACTTGCCATTTCTAAGAAGTCTTTTATTATCGTGCTTTTCTTCGCTTCGTCCACCATATTTGCTACCTGGTGAATTATCGTATCCAGCATTTTTTCTATTTTTTCGTTGTCTTCTTTTTTGCTTAATTCTTTTACTGCTTCTAGTTCGCTTTTTATTAGCTGGTCTACTTTACTTCCTGTGTAATCTAGCGTTTTTCTGCTTTCTGCATCTGCCTGTGCTTGCTGTGCCTGTTTCTCCTTGTCTGCTGTGACCTGTGCCTTTTTTACTTGTCCTTGGGATATTGCTGCCTGCCTGTCCATATCAAAAAGTTCAATCTCAACTCCTACACTTTTTAGTTCATTTTTAGCGTTATCATCTAGTTTTTCGTATGCAAATCTAGGCAAGCTCCAGCTTAAATCTGGTTTATAAAATCTGAAACCATATTTTTTAAGCGTTTGGTATATATCTTTTGCGTTAAGCACAACTAAAAAGTCGTACTTTGGATCGGCTTGTTTTGTTGGATTAGGTGTTAAGAGACTGCTCGCAGCTTCCTCACTCAGCAACCAGGGTCTAAATCTAAGTTCCATATTATTTGTCCTTAGCACTATATATGTTTGTATACGGAGGTTTAAATGTTAACATTTACAGAATGGCTGGCTAAAAAAGGCGTCGTAGAAAATGACCTTTATTCGAAATATGATTCTCAAAAAGTGGCCTCAGTAGCACAGGCTCTAGCTTCTTCTGGGAATAACCCAAATCCAGACATATTAGCAAAGTCCGTGATGAACGACCCTAAGCTAAAAGTTGCAACCCCTAAGGGTCTTACACCTGATATTAATTCAATCAAAGGAGAAATTTCTTCTTCCTTGAAAAGAAAGCAAGACGAACTCAAAAAGTCGCAGCAAGCAGCTCAAAATGGTAGCACTAGGGTTTAAAGAGTGGTTATACGGTGTTAAAAGGGGTTTAACGCCTGGCAGATTTATGTCTACTGCGGTTAAGCCTGCTAAGCCTTTTGTGCCTAAAAGTAAAAAAATGTTGAAGGGATTTATGTAAAACTTCCAAGGAATTTTTACTACATAAATGTATGAACTAAATTTTAAACGACAAAACAACATTTTTTATTGTTGCTTTTGAGCAACGAAAAAGTTCATTAAATCCATTAAAATCACTTTCGGGGTCTTTTTCCAAATCTTTGGAAGGCTCCACCTCATAAACATAAACAGTGTCTCCTTTTTTAGACTTATCTAAACCAAAGTTTTTTGCAAAGTCTAAGTTTGATGTTAAGTAAACATAGTTGATATTATCAAACTCTAAAGGATCAATATCAGGATGAGAAAAGAAAGAAGATCCTGTTTCTATCGGGGGTAGTAGTTCTTGGCCCACATTTAATTTAAAAGTTGTTCCATGATACATTTTTGGTTTGAGTGCATTATGGTTTTCCATCCACTCATTAAAACTTTTCATGATATTTTTCCTTCCGCAATGTGATATCCTATATAGTGTGTGTGATTTTACCGCCATTCATCCCAGCCCCTAAAGGGGACTGGGTTTTCTGGCGGCGGGGATATAAAGAATTTTTCATCATAAATATTTCAATGAATGACGCAATAATTATTAGCGACTTACACTTAGGCAGTGATGTTTGTCAGGCTAAACAAATCAAGCAATTTCTTGTTGAAATAGAAAAAAACAACATCGAAACACGAGAAGTTATAGTAAACGGAGATTTGTTCGATAGTTGGGACTTTAGAAAACTCAAACATTCACACTGGAAGGTGTTGGGTCATTTAAGAAAGCTTGCCAAGCACAAACATGTAGTTTGGATCAACGGCAACCACGACGGTCCAGCCGAAATTATTTCACATTTGATAGGCTTGGATTTCGTGGAAGAGTATGAAATTTTGAGCCACAATAAAAGAATATTGATATTACACGGTGATCGATTCGACAATTTTATTGCTCAATACCCGCTTTTCACTAAAATTGCAGATTTTGTTTATCGTTTGATACAGCGAATAGATAAAAGCTTTTATCTGGCAAAATTAGCTAAAAGAAACAGCAAAACTTTTCTCCGATGTTCTGAGCAGATTCGGTTTAAAGCTATCAAGTATGGCGAATCCAAGAATATCGACATAGTATGCTGTGGTCACACGCATTTGGCTATGAGTTCGAAGAATTATTGTAATAGTGGCTGTTGGACCGAGACGCCGTGCCATTACCTTACTGTGTCCGATGGCGTGGTTACACTTCACGCTTTCCAAGGTACCAATCCCACAGAGAATTCACTAGAGGAACAAACAACTCTATGAAGAATATGCAAAAAAGTGTCAGGTAAGATTCGTACATGCCATTGTCTTTAAGAGTTTTTATCTACTGCGGGTTCTTGACTTATCCGCTGGTTTAATTCGAAGAGATTCATTTTTGGCCTTTCGTTTATCTGTTTATTCATATAATTTAGGGAATTATGCATTTTGCTAACTCTATTATTTTATGATTTCTTATTTGGGCGATGGTTTAAACATAACCATATCGTGTGATTACTTACCGGGGCACAGCTGGATGTCTTACCTGTGCTGGTATTCTATTAATCAAAATCTGCCTGACTGCAAGGTCGACGTTGTTTGTAAAAGAAGCAACGTCTCCGGTACTATGTTTTTGTGGACTAAAAAGATTGGAATACCCTTTAAAATGTATAGTAGTTCATTTCTCGAAGACCTTATTAAGCCAAGACCTACTATAATTGTTCCACCTCATTGCATGTGCATTAGAGACTTTGAAGAGTCGGGTTTTGATGCAAGTGTTATAAAAAATGACGACTTGCTTTATTTAGAAAGCACAGAGATGGTTTCAAGAGCTTCATCTAATGAGGCTTCTTCTTTCTGCTCTTACAAAAAGGGTTGGGGCCATTTTATCACGGCCGACTGGATAAATAAGGAAGAATGTCCTCTGCATTTTTTGTTTGTGAAAAAGTTTTCTAAACAGGATATGTCGTTGAATGAAAAAAGAGTTGAAGATTTATGGAATTCTAGTTTAAAGTTGTTCCAAACGATTTCAGGAGGGGTTTTACAATGAGAAGGTTTGACTTTGATGACGAGGACCCAGACAGAGAGGAAGTAGAGGGGTTTCTTAATCCAGATTCCCAAGAATACCTTATAACCCCAGAAGAGTATAAAGGAATATTAGAGGAGGAGATGAGTCTCTATGAAGCAAAATTTAGGGAAACGTCACAAAAGCTTAAGTACAAAATTTTACTTCATGCCATAGAACTTTCAAAATGTTCCTTTCTGTGGAAATTTTATTCTTTAAATACTAGATTAAATCATATAGACAAGGTTTACAGAAAACTCAGTCTATTGTTAGAGCTAGAACAAGAAGAAAAATAGGTGATTTATTCCAACATATGACTTCCAGTGTTTAAGTTGCAAGATTGTTTTTGACGAATTTACACAATATGATGAAACGGGAGCGTACCCCTCTGTAAACTGCCCCAAATGTGGATCTGATAAAAAAGAAAAAATAATTTCTGCTTGTAACTTTAATTTCTCTAATCCTATTGGAACGGATAGGTGGAACAGCGAGAATTCAGGACACGACTATAGGTTTAAGCACAACTTGCCCTCGGTTATAGAGCAGCGTAAAAATGCTGAAATTGCTTCTAAAACGGCAAATTCTCCCTACAACCCAATCAATGACTTAAATAGTAACGAAGCTTGGAACGAAAATTAAATTTTGATACTAGTTCTTGATCTGCAAACATTTATTCCTATAATTAGTTGGTACCGGAGGACAATATGACTGACACCCTAAAAGAAATTATCAACAGCTTCAACAAAGAGCAGTTTCAAGTCTTAAATACTGAAATGAGCTTCAGTGAATACTTAGACTTAGTCAAACAAAAGCCTTCTCTGCTTAGAAATGCATGGCAGAACATATATGAAATGATAATGGAAAAAGGATGCAAGACTGTAGAAGAGTACAGAAAGACTTACGTCCATTACAACTTTTTTGATGACTGCGATTTACCTATCGTTGGTCTTACACCTATGAAAGACGCTTTGGTGAAGTTCATTAAAGGAGCGGCAGGCGGCTACGGCACCGAAAGAAGAATACTTCTACTTCACGGTCCAGTAGGAAGCTCTAAGTCTACGATATGCAGGCTTATTAAAAGAGGTCTAGAAAGGTTTTCTAAGACCGATAATGGTGCTTGGTATTCATTCAAATGGGTAAATCTACCAACAGGTGCTGATGGTATTTATAACGATACAACCTGTGAGTGCCCAATGCATGAGCAGCCTCTTAAGCTTTTACCTTTAGAGGTCAGACTCCCATTTGTTAAAAAGATAAATGAAATATATGAGGAGTCGTTGTCGGACGACAAGAGATCTGATACTTATATTCTTAAGTGCAATGATGAACTAGATCCTCTGTGCAAAAAGTTTATGAATGCACTTCTTAAGAAGTATGAGGGAGATTTAGAAAAAGTTTTAGAGAACCATATCAGAGTTGTAAGAAAAGTCTACAGCGAATCAGATCGTTGTGGAATAGCAACTTTTCAACCAAAGGACGAGAAGAATCAAGACTCAACAGAGTTAACCGGCGACATTAACTTTCGACAGATTGGAAACTTCGGATCCGATTCTGACCCTAGAGCTTTCTCCTTTGATGGCGAGTTCTGTGCCGGCAATAGGGGTTTGATCGAGTTTATTGAAGTTCTAAAGCTTGACACCGCCTTCTTGTACGACCTTTTGGGTGCAAGCCAAGAGCAGTCAATTAAGCCTAAAAAGTTTTCTCAGGTTTCGATTGATGAAGCTATCATTGCCCACACCAATGACCCCGAGTTCCAGAAGCTAAAAAGCAATCAATATATGGAGGCCTTTAGAGACAGAACAACTAAAATAGACGTTCCATATACTTTACGTTGGTCTGAAGAGCTAAAGATTCTCGAAAAAGATTACGGCTCAGAAAAAGTTAAGCAACATATAGCCCCACATACTTTAGAGATTGCCGCCCTTTTCTCTGTGCTAACAAGGCTTCAAGATGATAAAGACGGCAAGATTACTCTTGTTGAAAAAGCCGAGCTTTATGATGGAAGGCTTCTTCCTGGTTGGACCGAAGATTCCGTTAAAGAAATGAAAGATAAGTATCCTGATGAGGGCATGTCTGGTGGTGTATCTGTAAGATACTTGCAAGACAAAATATCTAACTGCTTGGCTAACAATCATGAGTATGTAAACATGTTCATGGTACTTAACGAGCTGAAGGAGGGACTAGACAACTGCTCTCTTTTGACCAACAAAGAACAGGTAGGAAGATATATCTCTTGCGTAGACTTAGCTCTTAAGAAATTAACGGAGATACTAAAAGCTGAGGTGCAAAAGGCACTCGTTGGAGATGAAGATGCAATTATTAGACTTTGTACTAATTATATCGATAATGTCATGGCTTATATTAATAAGTCTAAAATCAAGGATCCAATCACGGGTCAAGACCGTAAGCCAGACGAAAGACTTATGAGGCAAATAGAAGAGAAGATTCAAATACCAGAAACCGGTGCTGAAGACTTTAGACGACAGATTGCCGCGTTTATTGGTGATTTGGCTCATAAGAACAAACAGTTTAGATGGGATTCAAACCCCAAACTAAAGAAGGCCCTTGAAGCTAAGCTTTTTGAAGATGTTAAGGATACCATTAAACTGTCTGCACTAAATGTTAGTGGGGCTACGGTAGTTGACAAAGACATTCAAGAAAAGATTGACGCTATTAAGACCAGGCTCATAAAGCAATATGGATACAACGAACGTTCTGCTACCGATGTTCTAGACTTCGTTGGCGGCATATTTGCTAGAGGAGACTTAGCTGAATCGGAAAGCTGAACCACATGAAAAATCACTGGCTAAGTTCTGTAAAAAAGAAAAAGTTGTTTAGGGCGGTTGACGATGCTGGGATGGAGGTTTGGAGCTCAGACGGAACTCTTGGGGAATTACTAAAGAGTTTAAATCGTGAGCAGCTAAACTTTTTTCTGTCTCTTCAGCTTGCTGACTTTTCTTGTGAAATAGACGACGAAACTTTTCGTATAGAGCTAACTTTTCCTACTTAAGGAGGTGTGTCATTCCTCGTCGCATAGAAGAAGACCATAAAGATTTTAGAGACGTTGTTTCCGGACGCATTAGGAAAGCTCTTAAAAAGTTCATAAAGAGCGGGCAGATAGTGCGTAACCGTGGTAAAAACGGCAAGGTTTCTATATCCATACCTAAAATAGACATACCTCATATTGTCTTCGGGGATAGTGGCGAAGGTGTAGGAAGAGGCCCCGGAAAAGACGGAGACGTTATAGGAAAAGACCCTAAGCCTGGCAAAGGAAAAGGTGCTGGCCAAGGCGATGCTGAGGGCATAACAATAAACTTGGATTTGGAAGATGTTTTAAAGTTTATGCAAGATGAACTTAAACTGCCTAATCTAAAGCAGAAGCCCAACGAAACTTATGATGAAATCAAGGTAAAATACAATAATATATCCTTGGTTGGTCCTGAGTCGCTCAGGCACAATAGAAGAACCCTCATGCAGACTCTTAAGAGACAGGCTGCTGAAGGTACTCTTAATAACTTATCTCATGTCCCTGGTTTAAAAGACCCTATACGAATATTGAAGCCAATAAATGAGGACAAGAGATACAGGCAATACAATGAAATTAAAATACCCTCTAGCAATGCACTTATTGTTTTTGCTAGAGACGGCTCTGGAAGTATGGATGCCACTAAATGCGACATAGTTTCTGATATGTGTTGGTGGATCGATACATGGATTAGACGCTTCTATACTAGGGTAGACAGATTGTACGTATGGCATGATTCTGCTGCCATGGAAGTTGATGAAGAAAAGTTTTACAAATATCGTTTTGGCGGTGGAACAACGTGCAGCAGTGCTTTAAAGTTTATATCCAAACAGTTTGAAAACCGTTATCCTCCTAACAAATGGAACATTTACGTTTTTTACTTTACTGACGGAGAGAATTGGGACGATGACAATTCACTCTTTGTTTCTACCCTTTCACAAGAGTTTACTCCCGAAGTAGTTAACTTTACTGGTATCACACAGATCCTGTCATCCATGCAGGGTAATAGTGTGAAAAACTTTGTGGATGATGCAATAAGAAATGGGACCCTTGATAGAGAGTATGTAAGAACGGTTTCTATAGGTGAAGGCGTTAACCACTGGTCATCTTCTTTAAGCGAAGAGGACCGTAATAAACAGATTATTAATGCGATAAAAAAGCTTCTTGGAAACGTTGAAGTCCCTGATGAGGAGTCCGCTTTAAGCGAAGATTAACATGTCCAACAAGTTCATGCATGGGTCTCCTATCCTTTTAGGAGACAGCACAGTACCCGGAGTACAGCTTTCTAAAGAGCTTAAAGAGCTTGCACCTAAAATTCTTCAGGCTTGCAGAGATTGGGGTTTAGACTTTTACCCCACAGTTGTTCAATTACTCACATATGATGAGATTAGTGAGATCGCTGCCTATAACGGCTTTCCGGTTAGGTTTCCTCACTGGTCCTTTGGCATGGAGTATGAAGAACTCCAGCGTGGATACGAGTTTGGAATGCATAAAATCTATGAGATGGTTATAAACGTTAACCCATGTTACATATACTGCCTTAGCAGTAATACACTTTTGGATCATTTAACAGTAATTGCACACGCTACTGGCCACAATGACTTCTTTAAGAACAATATTCATTTTAGTGCAACAGACACTAACATGCTAAATAAAATGGCGAATCATGGAACTAGAATTAGAAACTATATTGCTCGTTGGGGAAAAGAACGAGTCATTGAATTCCTAGATTGGGTGATGAGGCTGGAAACTCTAATCGACGGCTCAGAAGCTTGGTCCGAGAAGATATCAAGGGATGTTATATTAACAGACCAAAGGAAGTACCGACATCCTAGAAGGTTAGTTGTTGGAAAGGATCGTATGTATATGGATCCTTTCATTAATACTAAAGAGTTTAGGGAAAAAGAAAACGAAAGAGTTCAAGAGGAAGATATAGCTGATGAGCTAGGGGTTTTTAAAGAACCAACTAAAAATATTCTAGGATATTTAAGAGATAACGCTCCTCTTAAGCCTTGGCAGGCCGACATAATTTCTATGTTGTATGATGAGGCATTATATTTTTATCCTCAAAGACAAACTAAAGTATTAAATGAAGGCTGGGCCAGCATGACAGATAGTGTTATTATGGCCGAACAAGGTTTCGTTTCTTTGGGCCAGAAGGGCCATGACTGTGGAATCATCGAGTACTCAGATCATAAGATGGGTGTTTTAGGCGGTAAATATTCTACTAATCCATATAAACTTGGTTACTATTTGCTTTCGGATATAAGGGAGCGTTGGGACAAAGGGAGATTCGGCACAGAGTGGGAAGACTGCAAAGACTTATATCAAAAAGAAAATTGGGATACTAAAACCAACCTTGGCAAAGAAAAGATATTCGAGGTCAGAAAGTATTATGATGATCTAACTCTAATCCACGAGTTCTTCACAGAAGAATTTTGTAGGAAGCAAGAATACTTTCATTGGGTTCATTACCCCAATGGTGAGTTTAGGCTTGAAAATAGAGACTATAAAGAGATAAAGCGTCTTCTTATGAGGAGGCATATAAATGGCGGTCTCCCAGAAATCAGACTCACTGAACCGAATTATCGTGGTAAGGGAACCATGATGCTAGAACACACATTCGATGGCAGAACCTTATATGAGCCTTATGTTTCTGATGTTCTAGTAGCTTTAAGAGCAATTTGGGGCAAAGACGTTTTTCTTTCAACCAAAGACGTTGATGGTAATGAAAAGGTCTACTGTTGCTATGGCACCGATGTTGAGCGTGATATTGAGGTTATCTCTAGGGAGGATCATCTAAAAGATGATTGAATGAAATGGAAAAGAAAGCAGAAAAGAACGAATATCTTCTTACTGAGGAGTTTGTAGAATTCTCTCAGAAGATAGCTAGAATTTTTGAAGCCAAAAAGACCAAGAAACTTGAGCTTAAAACCTTTTATGAAAAGATTCAAAATGAATTGAAGGTTTTAGAAGACGAAGCAAAGCAGGCTGAGCAAGAGTTCGAATCTTTTAAACAAAAACAATTAAAAGAAGAATCTTGACTCACAGTTCATTTTGATTAAAATACTGGAACAAGGAGCTTATTATGAACCGTTTTGACTTGGAAGAACAGATACAGGCTTGTTGGAGTACGAAAGACGACATAGACCTTTTGATAGAGTCTATTACCTCTAACAGATTCTCTTCGGACCAGATTTGTGATGCCTTAAGTGGCCTTTCGCAAATTCACGAGATGAGGTGCCAACGTGCTTTTGAAACATTTTCTTCTTTAGTTAAAAGCGGAGATATATCAAGCCCTAAAACAGATGAAATCTTGGATGACTAAATTGTGGAAGAAAAACTAAAAAAAATAGTCTTAGATAGATATGGTATTGAAATAACCCCCGACACACCATTGTCTGAAATAGTAGAAGATAGCTTGAGCAAAATTGAATTTATTTTTGAACTAGAGAATGAATTTAGTTGCTCTTTGTCTAACGAGCAAGTTATGGATGTTGAAACTTTTGGCGAGCTAGTTGAGGTCTTAAGTGGCAAATGACTCTCGACTAGCTAAAACCAGCAAGTCCCATTGTCACTCAAAGTATGGTTACTTTTTGCTGGACTCCAATGGTTGGTCTTTTATAGCATTTGAGAAGAACCTTAAGGAAAAAGATCTAGTAGTCGTCTTAGAAATTCTTAGATCCCTCAACAATGAAAGCAAAAATGAGCAGCATACCAGAGCTAGACCGCTTGATAGAAGAGTCTGAAAACGTGCGTAGAAATCAGAAATGGAGAAGGCAGGACAGAAGATTTAAGACTGCTATCCTTTTTATGATATTGTTTTTTAACCTTTCTTTGTTGTCTTTCTTTATTCTGCCTCCTAGTGCTATTATTTTTATCACTTGCTTCTTTTCTGTTTTTATACTTTTTCCTTTGCTTTATGAAGCTTCTAGAGACCTTATACTAGAACTTTTAAAAGACGATTGGGAAGGTGTTGATATGACCAAGAGATACAACAGGAAATAAATCTTCGGGGCGTAGCTCAGTCTGGTTAGAGCGCCTGGTTTGGGACCAGGAGGCCGGAGGTTCGAATCCTCTCGCCCCGACTCACTGAAGGTCTATTATGATTTTTCGTTATCCGGGCGGAAAAAGCAAAAAGTCTGTACGAGAAAAAATCCTTAAAAGATTTCCCAAGGAGTACAACGAATATAGAGAGCCCATGGTCGGTGGCGGCGGTTTGTTCTTCCACATGCCTACAGATAAACCAAGGTGGATAAACGACATAGACAACAACCTTATATCTGTTTATCAATCCCTTAAACACAGCCCTAGTAGTTTTATAGCAAGGTGCAGAAACATATCCGGTGATCTTAAAGAGGTGTTTAACCGAATGATAGACACGGATGATTATGATGACGATATAAAATACTTTTTTATCAACAGAACGGTCTGGGGCGGCAGAGTAAACTACACAATAAGGTCAAGGTTATACTTTTCTAACCCAAGCGGTTGGAACATAGTAAATACTAATAAGCTGGAAAAAGCTGCCTCCGTTTTACAAAACGCAAGAATAACAAGTATTAACTACACAGACGTTTTGAAAGAAAAGGGTGATGACGTTTTAATTTACATAGACCCTCCCTACTATCTCAATACAAAGCTCGACAAAAATTCAAGGTTGTATAGGTACAATTTTGAAATAGATGACCACAAGGTGCTTTGTGAACAAATTAAAACATGCAATCACAAAGTCGTATTGAGTTACGACGATAATTTGTTTATAAGGAAGCTGTACAAGGGATTCAATTTTGGTAGGGGTCTAGGCAAGTCCCATTCAAGGTCAGAAGGCTGGACTTACTGTGGAACTTCTAGTGCTGACTCTCAAAGTAAAACCAAAAGAGTTGGCAAAGAATTAATTATATCAAACTTTTAGGAGTTTATTATGAGCTTAAAAACAAGAATGGATGATAGAGATATAGAAGAGTTCGCCAGTGATTTAGCTCTGGATACCGCAAAGCAACGAGTCTGGGCAGTAGCTCTCCAGAATTACTTTCAAGAAAAGACAAAAAGCGTTTGTGGCAAGATAGAGTATGGTGTAGACAATGATGGAAACGTTATAGACGGAAGTCTCCCAAACGATAATGTAGATAATATTTTCGTTTTTGGCGACAACGAGAGAAAGGTAGAAATTAAAACTATACCTGAGTGGTGTAACAATTTCATGACCTTCAAGGCAAGCTCTTTAAGGTCATGTGTTCGTCAGAAAGCTTATATCATAGTACCTAAGAGGTTTGTCTTTTACACATTTTCAACAAAAATGTGTGAATACATGCATAAAAACTATACCCACCAAATATACAAGGGCTTCTCTCCTAATGACCCTGCCGTAAGAATATTCAAGAAAGACATTGAAAAGTTCATGGCTCAAAAAGAGATAGTAGTCAAAGAATGGACCCAGGATTGTAGAGACATTATAGAAGATAATTGGCCTCTACTATCCCAAGAAAAAAGGAGGAGAAAATGAACGTCGAGTTAAACCAGCAGGAAGCTTGGAAAATACTGGACGCTATAACAGCGTATAAGAAAGATTATGCTGTTAGTGCCGTTGTTTCAAAAACTTTAACCAATGTAGAGAAAAGGCTAAAAAACGCCTTAGAAAGTGAAAAAAAATGAGTGATGAAGTTCAAAAATTTAAAGAAGCAGCATTTAACAAAATTTGGCATGAGGGATATTTTGAAGGAGATCCTCTTGAAAGCAATTCGATAGCCATAAGTTATGAGAGAATAATTCTTGCAGATAACACAACTGCTGCTTTTATTAAAGGCAAAAGTTCGTTTCATGAAATTTATGTTCATTGCATTAAGCCCTATATTGATGGAACCAATGTTATCGAAATAGGTCCAGGCCGTGGTGCTTGGTCTAAATGTATGCTAAGTGCAAATAACCTTTATGTGTTGGATGCCCTATCTGCAGAGTATAATAAGTTCTGGGAGTATGTTGGACGTCAAGAAAATGTTAAATACATTGAAGTTAAAGATTTTGAATGCAAAGAACTTCCTGATGCGTTTTTTAATTACATGTTTTCATTTGGTGCTTTGTGCCACGTCTCTTTTGATGGCATAACAGAGTATGCAAAGAATTTACACAAAAAGCTCCTCCCTGGAGCTAATTGCTTTTGGATGATTGCTGATGCACAAAAGTTTTCTAAAGCTACGCAACAAGAAGTTTCTAGTATTTCTACGAAGTATGATGGTGAGTGGCGTGGGTGGTACTTTAATAACATAGATGAAACTTGTAAAATGCTTACAGAATCAGGTTATATTATTAAGAGCAGAGATCTTGATCTAAATGTTAGAGATCCAATAATTTATTTTCAAAGAGTGTAAAATGAGCGAAACTAACGCAAAAGGCGTTAAAGGTTTTATACTTTATTCGCCATTTAAAGAAAAACATTATTTCTTTAGAGTCTACAAAGAAGATGGGTATTTTTTAGACTACGACTTAAATTGTGAAGAGCTTGCTATTACCATTGACTCTGACTTTTATAGTTTATATGATATAGATGGAAAGCTTAAGTTAGATTTTTCAAGTGAGGTGCTGGGGAGGGGAAGGGAATAGTTTTACTAGTTTAGCTTATGAAAACTTTACTTAAACCAAATTTAAAAAAAGACTGTCTTCTTATAACACATCCTGAAATAGCAAAGCAATGGCACCCAACAAAAAACGGGAACCTACTTCCAAGTCATGTAACCTACGGCTCAGAAAAAAAGGTTTTTTGGAGATGCTTTAAAAACGAAGAACACTGTTGGGCGTACTCAGTCCGAGACGCGGTTAGGTATGGTCTTTCTTGCTTACACTGTAATAACTTATCTGTAACTCACCCTGAATTAATGGAGGAATGGCACCCAACTAAAAATGGGAAGCTACATCCGAGTGATGTGACACCTGGCTCTCATAAAAAAATTTGGTGGAGGTGTAAAAGCAAAAAAAAGCATGAATGGCAAGCTTCTATAAAAAATAGAGCAAATGGAAATCGTTGTCCTTATTGTTCTAATAAGAAGGTGTGTGAAGATAATTGTTTATTGACTATAAATCCTGAGATAGCAAAAGAATGGCATCCAACTAAAAACGGTAAATTAACCCCACAAGACGTATTGCCTAGTTCTCATAAAGTGGTTTGGTGGAGGTGTAAACTCAAAAAAGAACACGAATGGGAAACTTCTGTAAACGCGAGAGCTGGTTGTCCTTATTGCTCTGGTCAAAAAGTTTGTGAAGATAATTGTCTATTAACATTAGATCCTGAATTATCTAAAGAGTGGCACCCAACAAAAAATGGCAAATTACAGCCGAGTGATGTCACATGTGGCTCTAAAAAAATAGTTTGGTGGAGATGCAAGCTAAAAAAAGAACACGAATGGGAAGCTTCTGTAGGCGATAGAAAAGGAAAAAAAAGTGGCTGTCCTTATTGCTGCAACCGTAAAGTGTGTGAAGATAATTGTTTGTCAACAGTGAACCCCGAATTGGCTAAAGAATGGCACCCAACAAAAAACGGCAATCTACACCCGAGTGACGTCACGCCTTTCTCTACCAAAATAGTTTGGTGGAGATGCAAACTGAAAAAAGAACACGAATGGGATGCATCAGTACATAATAGGGCGGGTGGAAATGGCTGTCCTTATTGTTCTGGTAAGAGGGTATGTGAAGATAATTGTTTATTGACCATAAATCCTGAAATAGCTAAAGAATGGCATCCAACTAAAAACGGCAAACTACAGCCGAGTGATGTCACATATGGCTCTGAAAAAAGAGTTTGGTGGAGATGCAAGTTAAAAAAAGAACACGAATGGTGTGCAGTCGTACACAGTAGAACAGGCGGGAAAGGATGTCCTTATTGCAAAAAATCTATTGGTGAAGAAAGAATAGCCGAGATACTGCGTAGTTTAGGCTTAAATTTTAAAAGACAGGTTAATTTTAAATCTTGTAGGAGTAAAAGATGTTTACCTTTTGACTTTTTGGTAAAAATAGAGGATGAAAAAGGTTTTTTGATAGAGTTTCAAGGAAAACACCACTACCTGCCTATTAAAAGATCTAGTTGCTGGTTGGATGAAGGAGCTAAAAAACATTTTTTGGGAGTTAAAAAAAGGGACAATATCAAAACAGGGTGGGCTAAAAATAAAGGGGTTGTTCTGCTGATTATTCCATATTGGGATTTTAAGAATATAGACCGAATACTGAAAGACTTTTTAGAAGGCAGAGAACCAGCTTTCTCTAAACCCCCACCAGAAGTTAGAAAACATAAAAAGCTTAGAGCTAAAATCAGGAAAGAGTTGGGTATTGTTGAAGAAGAAATATTGTGTGGGGTTGTGGGGCCAAAAAAGTGTATCACTGGCCGATATATTGTACATGGGAGCAAACAACAAAAGAAAAACTCTAGAGCAAGTTAGAGACTATTTTAAATCTCAAGGATGTGATTTGCTAGAAGACAGTTATGTGAACAACCGCACTAAAATGAAGTATAGGTGTGCTTGCGGGAATATTTCGCATATAAAACTGAATAATTTTCAAAATGGTAAAAGATGTGGATGTGGTAAAAAAGGGGTCCGTCTTTTTTCTAGCGAGACAATAAAACAAGAAGTTGAATCTCTGGGCTACCAATTCATATCGGAAAAATTTGAAAATGAAGTTCACACTATAACCTGTATCTGTAGATGCGGTAGAGAAAGAGTCTGTCAGCTAAAAAACATAAGAAGAGGTACGGGTGGTTGTAAGAAATGCTTAGACAAAACAAATGCTGCTAATTCTTTTTTTCCTGTTGGTCCTGATCATTTTAAATGGATAAAGGACAGAGAGAAAAAGAAAGAAGACGACTTGTTTCGTAGAAAGTGTAGAGATATATTGCATTATGCTTTAAAAGGTTTCAAGCTTTCTAAGTTTGGCAAGACGGAGGAGCTGCTTGGATATACTTTTCAAGACTTAAAAAGCCATATAAAAAATCATCCTAGGTGGCCTGAGGTAAAAGACAAAAATTGGCACTTAGATCATATTTTCCCATTGAAGGCCTTTGCAGAGTGTGATATAAAAGACGTAAAGCTTGCAAACTGTTTGGAGAATCTGCAACCGCTAGAAGCTTTTGATAATCTATCTAAAAACGACAAATACAATAAAAAAGATTTTCAAGACTGGGTCAATTCAAAGAGAAGATCAAATGAGAAATTGTGAAATTGTTGGTTTCGAACATTTGCATCTCCATACGGATTTTTCATTACTGGATGGACTGGGAATGGTAGAGGAATATGCCCAAAGGGCTCCTCAAATAAACCAGAGGTTCCTTACCGTAAGCGACCACGGTATGCTTGGTGCTGTACCAAGACAGATTAGAGCTTGTGAAAAAATAAATGACAAAAAGGGAAAAGACACTCTTTCGCATATATTTGCCTGTATGCCAAAAGGAACCCCCATTCACACTTTAGATGGGGTCAAGGATATTTCTGAGGTGAAAAAGGGCGATTTTGTATTGACACACAAGGGAAGATTTAGACGTGTTGTCAGGACAATGAGCAGAGTCCATCAAGGAAAAGTTTATTCTGTAAAGCTTTCTGGGGTGGGTCGTTCAAAAAAGGTCACATGCCTAACAGGTGAACATCCCGTACTTGTCTTCGATAGAGATGGTAATTCTTCTTGGGTAAAAGCAGAAAATATAGATGCTAAGAGGTTAAGAGCCGGAAACGGGATTAGAAATCATAGTTCATACGTTGCTTTTCCAAGAATGGAAGAGAATAGTGACTTAGTAAGAATAGATTTAATGGACTATCAAGACAGGGTTTCTTTAAATGAAGATGGCATGTTAGAAGTAAAAAAGAGGGGATTCCGTAAAACATGGGATAACATTCCTCGCTTTTTTTCGATAGACGAAGACTTTGCGTACTTCTTGGGATTGTTTACCGCAGAAGGAAGTTGCTCTTCTCGTAATGAACGTTTAACTGGTGGGATGAGACTAAGTCTACACGCAAAAGAGCTTAATCTGGCGAAGCGAGCTGCAGACCTTTTGTCGAGGTTTGACGTTAACGCTACATGTCATTATAAGGAAACAGACAACAAGATGGATGTAACATTTTGTTGCTTGCCTTTAGTTAATTTTATTTCTAAGTCTGTTGGTCTTGGTAGCAAAAACAAAAAAGTCCCCGATTTTATCTTTGGCTCTCCTCTAAAGGTGCAGGAGTCATTCTTAGAAGGTCTTTTAGACGGTGATGGCAAAAATCCAAATCGTGAAACAAATAAGTCGAAACAGAGAACTCTTAAGATATCTTCAAGAAACTTGGCCTACCAAGTTAGAATCATTCTTTCTAATTTAGGATTTTGGTCTAACGTTTATCATAGGCTTGAAGATGGTCTAAATTCTTACTTTGTGCCAATTTCTAGTAGTTCTGTTCCTTACACTAGGAACCTAGTGAATAAAGACTACATTTTAAAACCAATATCTTCCGTTTCTTGTGATGATAAAGAAATAGAAGTTTTTAACTTCGAAGTTGAAGAAGATAATAGCTATGTGAGCGACTTTGCGGTCCATAACTGTGAACTATACGTTAATCCACTCCAACCAGAGTCCAGCTGTTTGGAGGATATGCAGAAATTTATTGCTGATTTAAATGAAGAAAACAAGAAAGAAATAAAAGCTAGTGCTCATCTTTTAGCCATAGCTTACAACGATATTGGCTATAAGAATCTGGTTAGACTAACCAGTTGGGGTTGGACAAAGGGTTTTTATAGAAAGCCCAGAGTCAACTACGAGCAGCTTTTAAAGCACAAAGAAGGTCTTTTCTTTACTAGCTGTTGCTACAACAGTGAGGTAGGTCGAGCGTTTGACAAGCATGGCGAGGATGCTGCAAACGAAGTTATAGAGCGTTATATTAAGATGTTTGGTAGGAGTCATTATTTCTTAGAGATAATGCTCTTAGACTTTAAGAAGCAGAAGCCTTATGATGCTTTTATAATTAAGGCTCACGAAAAGTACAAGCTTCCTCTTATCGTCACTAACGACTGCCACTACTGCAACCAAGAGGACAGCAAGTTTCAAAGGCTTATGTTGATGGTACAGACTAATAGAACTGTACAAGACATCCAAAAAGCCATGGCCGAAGACAACATGCAGGACTTCTTTGAACTTCAGGATGCCAACCTTTGGATGAAGAGCGAAGAAGAACTTAATGAAAAGTGGGCCAAAGACTACTCAGATACTATACCTTATGAGCTATTCCAACAGGCTAAAAAGAATACTGTAACTATTTGTGAAAAGGCTAAAGGAGTTCAGCTTGATAGAAGTCTAAAGCTTCCTGTCATTCCTGATGCTGATGACATTTTAAAAGAAGAAATAATGAAGGGATTTGCTTCAAAGAACCTTCCTAGAACAAAAGAGTATCTCAGCAGACTTAAAGAGGAATACTCTCTTATAACCAGAAAGGGTTTCTCTAGCTACTTTCTTATACAAAAGAAGATGACCGATGAGGCAAGAAGAGTATGTAGGAGCCTTCTTGGTTGGGGAGACGGCAGTCAAGCCGTGGGGCCAGCTAGGGGCTCTGCAGCGGGTGCTTTAACCTGTTATTGCTTAGGCATAACTACGGTTGATCCTGTTAAAGAGGGACTACTTTTTAGCCGTTTTATGAGTGAGGCTAGAGGAGGTCGTTCTATCTGCCTGGAATTCAAGAATATAGATCCATTACCTCCAAAAGAGGTTTTTGCCCAATAAAAATAATCACCAACTTACTTTTCTAAATTAGAAAGGCAATTTATGCTATATCATACAACAATAAATAAAGACGATAGGTGCTTAGATCTTCTTTTGACTGAAGATGAAGTAATTAAGGCCTTTGAAAGGTCTGTTGAGCCTTCAAACAGGCCTTACATCGATGAAAAGAAGTGTTGCGGCTGTTGGAGCGTTGAAAAACCCCCAAAGTGCACTTTCTGGGCCAAGGTAATGGGTTTATGTTCTGAGTGCGATGAATGAACACTGGAGTCATGCTCCTCTCAGGCATACTTTTTGTTGCCTTTTTGGGTATGTTATTCACTAGTATAATGAACTTTTAGTCCTAAAAAAAAAGAGAAAAAATGAAGAGCAGATACTTTTTTATTGCAGCGGCTTTTTTGAGCTTTTTAATTAGTGTAAGCATTTGGTTTTTAACTGAAAAAGAAACTCAAGCAATTTTTGTAGGAATTTGGGTTCCTAGCATACTTTGCTTGGGGAGATACTTTGACAATGAATAATTTTGCATTGTTTGCTTGCGGCCTTGTGGTAACACTTATGTCCGGTATGGGCATTCTTGTTTACATGGTTTCTTTAGGTTACAAAAAACAAAAGTTCAAAGTTGTCCCAGAGTTTGTAGAACCCCCATCTGTTCAAATACCCTCTGTTTTTAACAATAAACTCTAACAACTATAATTTGAGGTTACCGGACCATCGCCATTGGCGGTTACGCTAACACAGGTTGGAGCAGTGTTACTTTGAGTGGCATAAGTCCAATATCCAGCGTTAGTACTTCCACCTTTATAGTAAGCTGCTTTATACCATTCATTTTCTGTTGGTATCCAATATTTTGCTCCAGCTTTTTTTGCTACAGTATTTCCTGATGTTCTACCGTCAGGAATAGTATAAGCTCCGTCTTCAGTAGTGCTATTATTTTGATTTCCAGAAGGCTTGTTATTATGTAACCAATTGCAATATCTAGCACAATCAAACCAACTAAGAAAAATTACAGGTTTGTTACCATAGTTGGTTTTAACGCTATAAGAGTAACTACCGCTACTACCACTTCTGGAAATGCCTCCCCTAGCATTAGCCATATTAGTGTTGTACAAATCATATGAATCAGTAGTTGCTACAGCGTTTAAAAAAGCAGCATACTCACAGTTGGTAACAGGATATTGACCTATAAGATATTCATAACTAACGCCACCATAACCAGTACTATCATTACTATTGTTAATATTACCAACAAGAGCAAAGTATGAGAGATTTAAAGGGTTAAGGGAACTTGATAGACGAAAACCGCCGGTGAGGTCGAACATGATCGACGGGACGAACGAGACCCTGCCGGCGGACGACACGTCGGACGCGAAGATGTTGCCGAACTCGCCGCCCCGAAGCCCACGAGACGAGCCGGCAGCGCCTGTGAGGTGGTTGTACTCCCACACGTTTCCGCTTTGATCATATGTTCCATAATAGCTTGGCCCACCATTACTTCCAACAGTTGATACATTACCATTTTGATCATCCCAATCAGCACAACTATTAAAATTAGCAGAGTTTGCTCCTGCACTAAAAGGACCAACAACATATGGTGACTCTTCTTTTCTAACTTTAGCAATTCCATCTTGGTATAGTAGTTTAGATGATTTTAATTTAAACTCCATCTTCCTCCTTAAAATTATTATCTTAAATTATGTATAATAAAAAAAATATTTTTATTTAGTATTTTAACCAAAGAAACAACTTCTTAAAGAACTTGTTGTTTACTTCTCTACAACAACTTTGCACGCTTGATTTAGAATCAAAACGCCTTTCAATTGCTTCTTTAATACGTTTATTGTCGTAAACACAGAATACATTTTGTCCTATATTTTTTCTGGATACTCCATTCAACACGTTAATTATATAGTGATATAATTGTAGCACATACTATTAATACGTATAGAGCAATATATTTAAAGGAGAAAAAATGAAAGGCCCCATGCCATTAGAAGATCTTCCGGACTATCTTAGGTCTCTTAAGAACAGTGGTTCTTTAGGAGATGGCACTGTTGTTGACATGGGGACAATAGTCTCTCCAAGAAGAAATTGGTTGTTAACTGTCTCTTACCTATCTGCTGCTTTTTTAATTGTTTCTGCAGCAGCGTTAACAACTTACAACACTTTATCGGCACAGAATGCTACAGTTGTTCTTTATGCAAACAATATTGATAAAGACGCAATATCAAAGATAATGTCAGATGCTGGTGGTAGGATTGTTTCTGTAGAACAAAAGAATGATTCTACTTATAAGGTAAAGTTTTCTACAAAGAAGAGCTTATCTTCGCTTATTGACTGGCTTCGTAAAAACAAAGATATTAAAAAAGTTGAATTAGAAAACTAAGTTTCTACATCTCTAGAAGATGGAACTGGTCTTTTTTCTGCGATGTCCTCGTAAGTTGCTTCCATGTTTCTAACCTCGTACTCAAACTTTTTAGGGTTATCAAACATAGAAACAAACTTCATTATTCTTTCTGACCCTTTTGTAACATACGGCCAGTGGTTCCAGAAGCTTACAACTTTATGATCTAGCCACAAACGGCCTAAAAGCACCTCTGGGTTTGTACGTAAGAATGCACTCCTGCCGTCGTTAAACTCAAGTTGGTCAGAAACCTTTTTAATTGTATTCATGGCTCCTTTGCTCATGCTTCCAGCTTCTTTTATAGATCCTACCCATGGATTCATTTTTTCAAACTTGGCTAGGTATTTTTTTAGCTCAGGGTCAAGTATTGTTTCTACTTTAAAAGATAACCATCTTGCTAGATCATCATGATGAGCCCCTTTTGCTGTTGGAGCATACACAAAGTAATCACTAAATAGAATAAACGTTATAGCAAAAGCATCGCTATATTTTAGCTTTGGTCTTCCTGTAAATGGATTTCTAGAAACTTCGTTTGGGTCTTCTTTTAAGAGTTCTGGTCCATCAAAAAAAAAAATTTTCTAGAAAGTTAAGCCATTCTTTGAAGCTAACGTGTTCTCTAGGTAATGAATCTCCTAGAATTCCTCTTGATGGTCTTTTTCTTCTGAAATCGTCCCAAGCAGCATCTATTTCTTTTTGCGTTTTGGCTCTAAGGCCATACATTGTTCTTCCCTTCATTCCTGCTGCTTGCCCTGGTTCTGATGTGGTCGGAGTTACGGGTTCGGGTCCTTTGCCTTGTAGGAAATCTCTTGTCATTCTCTTTGAGGCCGCTCCTCCATAATTGCGACGGAGTAGTTCTCTAGACGGCATTATCCCTTTTTCTACCTCTCCTCTTAATCCTCCTGATAAATTTTTGCCACCTTCAACTGACCATCCATCTCTTTTTCTCTTCTCATAGCACTCTGGTGAAGTGGGATCACTCATACATGGGTTCTTGGCATCATCGCAATCAGCAGGTTTTAAACCAGATAGCTCTGGATTTTTTTCTAGAAATTCATCTTTCAAGATGCTGCATAGCAGTTGCTTAGCACCTTCTGCCCTTGGACCTCCTGCGTGCACCGCTTGTCTTATTTCTTCAAGATCATCGTATGTGTACTCTGAACTTCCTATTTTATACTTTTTATTAATGTCTATTTTAGACTTAACACCTTTTACGAGCGAAGAATATGGATAGTACAAACTTCCTAGCTCGAAATAGAAGTCATCTGGCTCTTCTCCTACACCTTCTAAGATTTTAACTACCATATGAATCATTGGTTCGAGCTGATCTGGGGTACGGGTTCCCCAAAAAGCAACGACTTTGTCTGTTAAAGGCGACTCATATACTTCTTCTTCTTCGTCCTCAATCATTTCTGGAGGGTTTTCTGCCTGAATGCCCTGTCCTCTCCAAATTCTTCCTTTTAGCATTGTGCTGGTAGAAGCATAATCATAAGGACTTTTACTGCCATCTAAAAATTGTTCTGCTAATTTTCTAGCGTCTTCACCCATCTCTCCAATAGTTTTTAAATGGTGTTTATAGAAGGCCCAATCCTCCTTCTCACCAGGACTTAATTCAATGCCGCGATCTAACTTTAGCTTTGCTCTCCAAGCAAATCCTAATGCAACGTGACCATAATCACCTACATCGTTACCACTTACTCCTGCTGTTGAATATACTGCATATCCTTCTTTAAACGCTATGAAAGAAACGGCATCTTTTCTTGTGAAACTTATCATCTTATTGTTTATGATAAAGTGATCGGGGTTTTCATTTAAAATCATAGGTTAGTCCAGGTTTACTTGGTGTGCACCATTCATTATAGGGTCTTTTTCACTGTGTCCTACACTATCGGCCAAATTTCCGGTTAGATTCGCAACAGTTACATGGTAGGTTCTATTTGGCTCCATTTGAATGCCCATTTGCCCCACTAGTTCTTCCATATATCTTTTTAACTCTTCTTGTTCTACCACTACTGCAAAAACTGACTTTTTGCCGTCTCTTTCTACAGCGTAAATTTGGCTTGGGTTGAAAGTTAGTTCTGTTTGTATTGGAGGTAGAGCCACACCTTTTAGAGGTTTTGCAAGCTGCTGATGAAGCATAGTTACATGCAGTTTGTCTTGAGGTAGCGGTTTTAAGTCTGGGAACTTTTCTAAGACTTTGTTTTGTATTTCTATTATTTGCGTTGGATTAGGCCGTACTTTCAAGATTCCAGTGTGTTCTGGTTGATAACCTTCTTGAAGACTCCTATTATCTAACCAGTCATTAAAAGAAAAATTATAAATCATCAGCCATCCCCATTTGCACGAGTCTAATCATTTTTGCTTCTATTTCTTTTACTCTTTTTTTTGCGTCTGTTAATTGTACCTTAAGCTTAGAATATGCTCCCTCACTTGTGTTTCTCTCATCTGAGTATGGCCCTCTCATTGATGTTATCCTTTCTTTTGCTGTTTCTGGTGCGTCATGGATTCCCTTGTAATCCCATGTTGCTTCCTTGGGTAAGAAAGGATTTTTGCTTCCCATATCTTTTAATCCTTTATTATCATCACTTTCCATATCACCGTGCCCTTCTTCGTCTTCCATATCACCGTTTCCTTCTTCATCTTCCATGTCTTCATGGTCTTCTTCGTCATCCATGTCTTCCATGTCTTCATGGTCTTCTTCGTCATCCATGTCTTCCATGTCATCGTTGCCTTCTTCATCATCCATGTCTTCCATGTCGCTCATATCCTCGTGATCTTCATCGTCTTCATGATCGTGGCCGTGTTCATGACCTTCATGGTCTTCACCGTTTTCCATGTTTCCCATTCCCTCTCCATCCATGCCAACTGGTTCTGCAACCATTTCGTTAAACATTCTATCAAACTTGAAGGAATAGTCTTTATTTTCGATTAGCTTAGAAAGTATTTTATATGATTCTGGGGTATTAAAGACTTCTTTCATAAGACTTTCTATTATTTTTCCTCGCTTTGCTTCTCTTACAAAAGTAGTTACATTATTTTTGTTGCATTTACAAGCCTCAACAAGTTTTTTAGCAGCGTCGTAGACTCCTTCGGAGCAATTACTTTCTGTTTTGACTCTTTTTGCAAACTCTGCTATTGATAGGTCTTTGGTATCTCTCACCCATTCAGACATACCTGTTTTTGGCCATGTGCTAGTTTCTTTCGACTTTTCATCTACACTTGGCTCGTATACTAACTTTTGGTCACCTTTATAGACTAGACCAGCTTTATCATCCTTATTTGGATCTTTTGCATTTTCTCCATTCGAGTAAGGACTTGCACCCCCAACTTGTCCTTTTCCACCGCTTGAGCACCCACATCCAGTTTTCTTCAAAGATTCTTTTTCTGGTTTCCTTGGTTGCTTTCCTTCAAAATCAGCTACTTTTGCAACCTTTGGTTTTTCTACTAGCTTTTTGTTTTGGTCTATATACTCTTGAAAACTTTTGAACATGGGGATTTTTCTCCTTTTTTGATATATATGTTGCTAAATTCAATTTTACAAGCCCCATTTTATGTGCTATAATGCTATTATGGGGTCGTAATGGTATCGACGTAGTGATAGGAGGTATTGGTGGCACGCCGAGGTTGGTCGATGGCCTCGTAAAAATCGACTAAAGCCTTAACTGGCGAAGTTTCTTACGCAATGGCTGCTTGAGAAAGCATCCACGAATCTAGGAAGCCACGCGGGAAGCGTCCGAAGATTCGTTGCAAAATCCTGCTGGCATCAAATTGGTTGGCTTAGTTTGATGTGAGAAAATAGGCCAAAAGACTCAAAGACCTTTGTTCGTTGTGGTCAATGAAGTCTTATGAACAATGAAACAAGCGTGTAGAAACCGTATCGATTACGCTTACGGACAGGGGTTCGACTCCCCTCGACTCCACTAAAACCTCCTGCGATTTTCGCGGGAGGTTTTTTTTCACCACCGAAAGAAGACTATTCAAAGCCAAGCGATTTTGGATTTCCGCCCGGACATCCTCTTTTCTACAATGATCGTTCACTCCGTTAAAAGCGGTTCACGGGATATTTTTTCTTTATGGTTATTGAACTTTCATTGTAAACCACTGCGTTTTCAATCGCTTTATTCCTGGGAGATGTGTGTAAGACGCCTACATAGCCAATCTTATTCAAAACTTCACGAAGTTGCTCTCCATACTTTCTTTCTAAACTCATGTATAAAATCATTGATGGAGTGCCGTAAGAATCGGAATCGGGCGAGTTCAAGTATCTGCTGATATTGATGTATTTGCTGAACCGGCCAATTTCGTCATTGCTTAATACTAATGGCAACAAATGTCCAAACACATTACACTCATATACATATCCACTTGATCTAATCCAAGTCATGGCATCCTCGGCGTATTCAGATAAATAAACTCCTTTTCCAAATGCCCCTTGTTTATTAGTTTTTTGAAAGTTGTCAAATAATTGTGGTGAGCAATGATACCATTTTTTTTGTTGATCAACATACTCAATGAACCTTTTCATACCAATATCTATCCCTGATTCTTGATATATTCTTGGATTATTTGAGTAGAAGCATCGCCTGTTGAGCATACAAAATATCCACCGCTCCAGAATGTCTTCTCTTTCCAGAAAACATATTAAGAGTTGGAATGAACTCTTTGGGAAACCGCAAGGCTGCCTTAGAAGCCCACTCGCTTTAGCGGGTGTTTTACATTCTATAGACGCTTCAGTAGATACGTCTTCCTTTTAAAATTTCCTGTGTTATCATCTTTAGAATTTTCTATTATAATACTTACTTTAAAGCCCAGTTCTTTCATATATATTATTTGTTCTATTCCTTCCTCGTCATTATTTGTCTCTAGGAATACCGTTTCCGCCAGCCTTAAAGTGTGGGAATACAAACCCCGCCAGTTTTTAATCCAGGACCCTAAAGAGAACAAGAACGCTACATCAAACCTTTCTTTTATATCAAGCGGATTA